AAATCCTGTCATCTCTACAAGGTTAGTAGAGTCACCATGTTGATAGTGAATCTCATGTGGTCTCCAGAATGGTTGATGGATTTTCTGCTTAACACTTTTTAGACCAGATAGTTCAATCAACTTGTCAGTAAAATACTGCATCTGTCGAGGAGTATCGCCACACACATTAAAGATTTGATCCTTCACTTCAGGATTAATCATAGCTAAGTAATACGCTCTTACCGTATCCCTCACATCCATCACCACACGGGTTGTAGAGAGGTTTCCAATCAATAGAGTTGGTTCTTGATACCCTCTCATCATCCTTGCAATCTGATAGGCGTCAGAGGAGATAGAGAAGATACGACCACGACGTGGACCAGTATGTGAGAACGCACGAGTGATGAAACCTTTCATGAACCCGTTTGCAAATCTCTCTTGGAGATAAACATCAGTTGCTGCCTTGGAAGCACCATAAGGATTAGAAGGAAGAATAGTATCATCCCAACGAATCTTACGACCATCGGCTCCAACATTCCCATAAACTTCAGATGTAGAGCAGAACATCACCTTACAGTTATTCTGGAAGTCTTGAATGACTTGGAACAGGTTAGCACTACCCATCACATTAGTGTCCATAGTTCCGATAGGATCACGGAAACTTGTGGGTGGGTGTGATTGAGCTGCAAGGTGGAAGACACCATCGAACTGAGTATCTTTAAAGATAGTGACGAGTGAACGATAGTTTGTCAGTTCTCCATACACAAATGTGATATCTTCATACACATCATCAGGAACAACATCACGAATGTCACTCTCCATTCCATTAGTCCTACGAATAAGACCATAAACCTCATGACCTCGTGCATGAAGAAGGTTTGCTAGGTGTGGACCAGCAAACCCAGTGATACCTGTGATTAAAAATTTCATATTACTTGATAGTCAATGTTGTCAAAGATGAAGAGGTTTCCTTTATTCACATGGTAATTATACCATGATTCCTCCATAATGCAAATACTGTTTAGAGATTTGTTATGTTCCTTTGCTGCAGAGGACATGTGACTGGCTCCACTACTGAGAGCAACCAGACCAGAACAACTACAAATGATGTCATAGTAGTCAAAGATATTATTGATAACCAGTTTCTCCAAGTTCATGTCATACTGATTATACTTTCCATCATCACCACTCAGGTCTTCAGAGAATGTTACCTCAACAAACTTCATGTCAGAATATTCACTCTGAAGTTGTTTCAGTTTATTGATTAACTTCTCCATATCATAATCAATACTTATACATGTGAAGTCAACCAGATAGACACCACTATATTCTGAAGATACTTTAGGTTTGTAGTATATCTTTGGATACTTATTGGTTGGTTCTAACCCATGAAGCTTCTCCCAGTTTGCAATACAGGTTCCAGCTACATTGGAATATTCAATCTCTGGAATATCACCTGCATTCCATTCACCTTCTTTGATACCTTTGATATAAGGATTGTGTTTCCAAATCAATTCATAGATACCTTCGTTTCTGAAAGATGAACCATCCTTCAGATATGTTTCTCTGCCTTGTTGTTTGTAGAACTCTTCAGGTAATGTGGAGAATTGAATATTATCACCCAACCCTCCATGCCATGCTGCTAGGATTACATCACTCATCAGTGTACTCGAATACAATCTTCTTGGTCTTCTTACCGTTGTAATCCCAACAGGTAAGATAAGTTACTTCAGCCTCAAGAGATTGAACCAGATTACTGATGTTCAATTGTGTCATGAGTTTACCTGTTTCTTTGTCTAGTCGTTTCATGATTCGCTAATCTTTATCATAATTTTACCAGCACTTCCACTCCTCAACAAATCAAAAGCTTCATTGATTTCATCAAGTGTAAATGTATGAGTATGTATGGTCTCATAATCCAACAGACCTTTGAGGGCAAGTTTAATATAACGAGGGATATCCTTCTCAGGATCAGTCCCACCACCTCTTATGGCACGAATAGACTTACCATCACCATCAAACATAGATACAACATTAGGAAGACATACAAGACGGTCTGGTGCAGGTTGTCCGGTTAGGATCAATCTTCCACCAGGTCTCAATCTTTCAAAAGCTGCAGAGATAACATCAGGAATACCAGTTGTGTCGATAATAACATCACATTTATTTGGAAGATATTGAATATCATACACAAAACAGTCTGCTCCTAGTTGTGAAGCTAGATCAAACATGCTTTGGTTTATATCCACACCATAAATGGGTGATGCATTCTTCATCTTGGCTGCTTGGATAAGGTTCAACCCTACACCACCACAACCAAGAATAGCAACAGACTCACCGAACTTCAGTTCACATTCATTGTCAATAATACCCAGAGCAGTGGTGAGACTACAACCAAGCATAGCAGCGAGAACCGAAGGGGTTTTGAGATCAATCTTAGTAACACGATTTTCAGATACGATAGAGAACTCACTTAGGGTAGTAATCTTTCCACTAGAGATAGTCTTACCATCCAAAGTATATGAAGGGGAAGATGATTCTATACCAGAACCACGGTGACAATGCATAACAACTTTGTCTCCAGGTCTTACGGTAGTGACACCAATACCCACACTCTCAACGATACCACAACCCTCATGACCTATCAAGTGTGGTAGAAACTTTTCGTTACCTTCATGACCTTTGATCTGACGAAGTTGTGCTCCACACAACCCACTTACCAATACTTTTACTAATACCTGACCGAACTTAAGTTCAGTTAATCCTACTTCTCTAAGTGCAAGAGGTTGATTTAGTTCTTCAAGAACAACAGCTTTCATTTCTCTTCCTCAGAATAATTTTATCACTCATAATCTGTCATCAATACTCCATCTAAGTGATCAATCTCGTGTTGAACTATACGAGCTTCAAGTGATTTTAGTTTCCACCTTCTATATTTACCACTCAAATCTTGAAATGATAATGAGATTTTACTGGGTCTGATAAGTTCAATATGTTTACCAGGAATACTCAAACACCCCTCTTCAATATTGACAGTGTGATCCGAATACCATTTGATAGCCGGATTGATCATCTCTTGTATGTCACCATACTGAAGTTTAACCACAATGACTCTGATATTTCTACCAACTTGAGGTGCAGCTAAACCTATACCATTAGCATCGATCATTGTTTCTTTCATAGATCCAATGAACTCTCTAATTTCATCATCTAAAATGACAGAACAAGATATCCTTTTCAGTATCTCATCACCATCATGTAGGATGTCTAAAATCATACAACTTTAAAATAGATCATTGGAGAATCAAACTCTTGGGTTCAGGTGTTACCAGTTTACTACCGTAGATAGAATCATACTTCTCTCTAATAGAGTGTTCTACCTCACCAACATATACAATATGTGTGCGAGAAACTTCGAGTTCTGGTTTCTCTCTACTAACCACAGTAGCCCAAGGTGCAAACCCAATGTTCTGTGCCTGTGGAATCACAACTAATCCATTTCTTACAGTTACAGTAGATGCGTTTTCTTCAACTACCTCTGCAATTACTTCTTCGCCAGTGACAATACGAAACAGTTTTACGTCCATCATAACCTCCAAATAATTTGATACTCGTCTAGGAGGAGTTCTGCTCCAATGTCTTTCATGAACTCTTTTACGAATCCTGCCTTACCACCCTGTGCAATCTTGGTGAACCATTCAAACTCAGGGGTGTTAAGGTTATCATCAACCATAATTATACTACCTTTCCTCAAGTTTTTCATGACTGCTGTGAGTTCCTTAAGATGATGTTTCTGTGAAGGAATAGGATCTTCTGGTTCAAAATCAAATGAGTCCAGATACAATAGATCAATCTTTCTCTTCGCAGGAATGTTCCATAGAAACTCTACAGAATCACTACAATACACCTGTGTCTTGTCAGATACCATCTTCTGAGCGTGTGCCACATTGTCTGGATTGATATCTACTGAAGCTACTTCACCATCATAGTAGTTAATGAAGTCATCAAAGATGTAGGTACTAGCTCCATCATCACCAAGGGCAAGTTGACCATGGTCTGCTCTCATACATCCTGTCTCTACAATGAAGAAGTCTTTATTCTTCTTCTCATCTAAGATCTCAAATACCATAGAGAGGGAAGTTGCCCTATCTCTTACAGGATTATTTGGTCCTG